GTGCTAGTCGCTGTGATGTTAATCTGAACCCAGTCGCCAGATGCCGACGGGTCTGTCGTGCCGCTAGTAGCAGTGCTCGCCCTATATGTTAGAAAATCAATGCCAGAGATTGCCGCATCTCCCTCTGCATAAGATGTGCCACTAACCCATAGAGCAGCCCCTGCTGATGAAGCAGCCGATGCAGCACTGGCTGCGGCACTAGTTGCTGAAGAAGCCGCTGCCGTTGCATCGGTGTTCACTCCTGCAATATCTGTGTTCATTGCACCGATAGATGTATTCAGCTCACTCTGCATAGTGACCAGGGCGGCAAGAAAAGCATCTGCCCGAGTGACAAAAGTTGCTGGAGCATCAGTCCTGGCTGGCGCAACCGGGAGTGTGCTAATAGTTGGTATAGTCATTAAACCAGTCCTTCGATCTCTAAAGAGAGTCGTGAAATTGTTGGATTCGAGAGAATTATGTCAAATTCTCTATAATAGCCATATATGACTAAATCATCGTTGTTGTCTTCAGCTACCCAGACCGCCGGAGTAGTTCGCAAAGACGAAAGAGTCGTGTTGGCTTGACCGATCTGAGAAGTATCAAGAACCACATCGACATCCATTTTATCGGCATACGGCCCGTCGGTAATTGTTACCCTGCCCTGGGAATCCGTTGTCTTGGTTGAGTAATCAATTATCGAGATACTGGCCCCATGCTGCGATAATCCGAGATCAGCGAATTGCCCAATTACTAAAGCACCGACCTTCGCATCTGCCCCAGAATTTATAGTGACTGATATGCTTGTGTTCGAATATGGCGGCAAGTCTGTCAGCGCAAGTTGATTTTTTCTTACTATAGGTTCGAAGAAATACGCATACCAGTCTTGAATTCCAGAATAACTCGTCAGATTAAAAGTTTCGTTATAGACCACGCCCTCAACTGCATCTGTAACCGTTACTACTACCGTCGTTCCATCCACGTTGAGCAAAGCGAGAGAGTTTACCACTGTTGGCGATTGCAGAACTGTGTTGATCGATGTAGCGTTCACCGTCTGATCTTGCACTACTGCGTCGAACATCTTCCAGCGGTTAGTGCTAGATACTTCTGTCCAGTTAGTGCCATCGTCTACCGTGGGATCGTTCCCAACCTGGCTGTGCACAGATGAATATATCTTGTGAGTAGCTGTCGCCGCGCCGTTTGCTGTCGTTGTAACCATTACCAGATCGCCAACGTGATAGGTAGTTCCACTTAACCATTCGGCTTGATCTGCTTCCGAGACTGTCGAAGATTGAAATATCGAGTCGGTTATTGTTACTGGTCGAATTATCTTCATTCTATGCCCTCACTGGCGGCAAGCCGTTTTTATCCCATCGATCATTCAATCGATAGAGCTTTCCGGTATTTCTCGCCACTGCGATCATAACTTCCTCGACACTCTGGCGCAGCCCGGAAATCTGATCGGCCATGCTATCTGATGATCGTGCTTGCTCTGCCGTCTGCACTCGCTCCCCGGCGTGTAGTTCTGCGACGTAACCATCATGGGGAACCATATCTAGTCCGTCCCGGTGCGAGCCGTCGGGATGGGTGCGCGAAAGAATTCCTTCCGCAGTACCTTCGCCAATAACTTCAGCAATAACGGCTGGGTCTACTCCGCTTTGATTACCCACTAAAGTCACCCATTGCGTAGCATAGCTATCCAATTGATCTTGAAGACTTGCGCTTTTAGTGCTTCCGTCTTCACTAGCAGTACCCAAGAAGGCTCCAATTCCTCTGCCCGTCTCTGAGCTGCCGACAAATGATGCGGCATTTAAATTGGGAGTAATACCTACTGACTTGGCCGCAGCTGTTAATGTTGAATCAAGCGTAGCAAAAGCCTCTACAACACTATCGGCTGTCACTTGGTCTTCTCTGCGATTAAACCCTTGGAATTGCGCTCCAGATGCAAACTCAGGAACAGTAAAGCCTCTATCTCCTAAATTTATGCTTGGGTCAGTAATCAATCCTGCATTGGCAGACATGGTTCCGCTGTCATCTAACAGTTTTGCAGCTGTTGCGATTGCCGCAACTGTCAAAGTCACAGGATTAGTAGCAAGTGCAACAAGTTTAGCTCCACCTGCGGCAATAGTAGATGTAAGACCAGAGCCCGCTAAAGCTGCCGCTGTAGGTGGCCCAACAGTGCCTGCCGCTATTCCAGTTGCTGTTCCTGTTGCCCCTGCTATGAACTGACCAGCAGCGCCCGCAGCACCCGCTATTGCAGCACCTATTCCTGCACCACCCGCACCACCACCCGCAGCAGCAGCGCCGCCACCGCCACCAACTACGCTTGACAGGACAGACGCCGCACTTGACGCCAGGCCGGATATAGAGCTACTAATAGATGAGAATATGCCGCTGAACATCGAGCTAATCGACGAACCGATTCCGCTGAACGTCCCGGTCATTACTTCCATTATCTTAGATGCGGCCCAGTCTGCAAGCATCTTTATAATCATGTTCTTAAACGATGTCGCTATCTTCTCGAAATTAACTTTGCCGTTCTCAAAAGTATCAACGAAAAACCCAGAGATATTATCTTTCATTCTTTCGTATGCTTTGGCGGCTTCATCAGCGACTCTTTTAGCCTCTCTTTCGATAGCCTTCTGCGATTCGTCGTGCTGCTTCTCCAGGGCTTTGGCTGATTCATTAGCCGCATCGATTGCGTCTTTTTCTGCGTAGAGCTTCTCAGTTGCCGCTACTATTTGCTCGCCCAGTTCTGACGTTGCATCGACTCCGGCTTTCTGTAGATTGTTTCGAATAGCGATTTCCACGTTGCTCATGCTTAGAGCTTCGGTCTCGTTGCTTATCTCGCCAAGCAGTTCCAGAGTCTTAACCCGGGCGGCCTCCGTCTCTGCCGCCAGCTCATTCGCTGCGACCGCTGATTCATCGATCTCGGTAGCGTAGTCAGAGAGAGATCGCCCAGCGTCTTGGTAGTTATCGTCTGCCTCCACTATCTCGGTATTCATTCCGGCGAGCTGCTCGTTTAACTCATCGACTCGGCGCTCACTATCCGCGATAGAATTTGAGAATAGATTCGTTCGGTTTTTCCCGGATTGTAAACTTTCAAGAGTAGTGTCGAAGGTTTCATTAAATGCGCCGATTGCGTTCGTTGGGCTCTTCACCGCAGCAGCGAGAGCAGTCATTCCTGCAATCGCGTCATTCTTCATTGTCGTGAACCCATTTCCAACTTTATTAATGGCCGAAGCGAACGAACCCAGCAAAAATATTTTTAGCTTCTGGAAACTGATCTCGATATTAACAGCCGCCCTTCCTGCTGCATTCTTCATTTTATCGAAGTTCATTATGATCGCAGTTGCTGCTATCGCTATCGCTGACGCTATAAAGCCGATCGGGTTCTTCATAATCGCACTATTCAAAGCCAGAACGGCGATTCTAATCTTTCCCATCCCGCCAAGTATTGCAGAAAAATTCGAACCGACTGTAAATGCTACGAATCCAGCCATCGCCGCAGCCAAACCAGTTCCAAGCAGATCGAGATTGTTTGTAATTCCGACAATTACTGTGCTGGCGGCAGTTATAGCTCCGGCGAATAGATTAATCCCGCCCACATCACCGATCTTACGGAATAGCCCGGATATATTATCTGACAGATTCGAAAGAAGGCCCGGGAGTGCCGCCATCTGATCTTCCATTGCAGAACCGAACTTAGTTTCGCCGATTCCGAGCAAATACTCTTGAATCTCTGCCGAGTTCTTGCCGATCGTTGTCGTCATGCCCTGAAACGTCAAAGAGACTCGATCGCCCTCTGAACTTGCTTTGATGCCGAACTCTTTTAGACGCTCAAATTCGCCCGTAGAGGCGTCTGCGACTGCTTCGATCATTTGCATCATGTCTTTGCCCATCGCGGCTGACGTGTTGCCATACGACCGCAGAGCGCGTTCTGACGGGTCTAGTCCCAGCGCTTTGAGCTTGATAAATCCTTCGACCGACTGGTCGAGAGTAAATGGAGTCTGAGAGGCGAACTTTTCGAGTTCTGAGAATGCGAACGCCGCATCTTCCGTGCTTCCGGTCATTGTCTTGAGAGAGCCTTTTAGCTTCTCTGACTCTGTGACCGTCCGGGCGAAACTGGTAACCAGAGCTCCGACGCCGAGCGCAGCCATAGCGCCGCCCAGCAGTTTGAATGCCGACGTTGTACTCTTGGCGCTTTTCGCCATGTCGTCGTTAGCGGCGTTTACCTTCTTGCTAGTCATCTGCCCGGTCGTGCCGAGCTGCTTGATGTCTTCGTTAGCCGCTTTGACTTGTCGAGTATCGACTTTGATTTGAATCGTTGCTAAGTCCATGCCTGTCCTTGATTACGATGCCTCGAAGAACTGATTTCATGCCTGTGGCGATGTCTTTTTGTTCTTCTTCGGTGCGATAGGGCGATTTAACGTCCTGATTATCGTATTTTAACACGCTGCTGGCGTAGAGAGCAGATAGTCGCTTAATCGTTTCAGCTTCCCATCCAGTGAGATGCAAATGTGTTCTCGCCACAAAAGCATCAATCTCTTGCCAAGTCAGCCCATGAACCCCGTTGCCGCTATTGAGTGCGACTCCTATTCTACTGAGTATCTCTATGATATAGCCGAACGGCTCCACATCTGGGAACCGTCCGGCTATTTCATTACTATCAATCATTTCGATGCGTGATCGTTCTTTGTCTTTAGCGCGGGTCGAGAGCCAGGCCCACTGCTGGACGTATTTGCCCAGCAGCCCCGTTATTTCAAAAAATAACTGGCTCGGTCTCCTGCCGCTTCCATCAACTGTTCAGCTATCCAGTTGCGCTTCTCATAGAGCATATTGGCGTTCTCTTTGTTGCACTTTAGTGCCGCGCCGTCGAACTCAATATTCTTACTCCACTTGATCGTGCTTTCAGCTAATATCTCGTAGAGAGCTGCTTCGAGAGCTGCATTCGGAATCTTTCGATCTTTGTAGCGATTGGCGTTCCTGGTATTAACTCGCTTGGCGGCGTTCTGCCACGTCTGCGAATCTTTGCCAAGAACCGTAATCACTAAATGCTCGCCCTCATCATCTACTAAATACTCACCACTGGCCGGATGCTGGAGCTTTACTTCAACCCCCTCTTCCGCTGCTGCTTGTAAGTCAATGTTTGCTAAATCCATAATTCACGCCCCGAATGTTATGTTTTATTAAGCAGCTACTAAGCTGCCACGTTTACTGGTGCATTCGTCAGTTCTAGTACAATATTGTCTGACTTGATGCTGTCCACGCCGCCAGCGTTTACTTGGTAGCTCATTACCAGGCCAGTGAAATAATCATCTTCGCCATCTGGATAAGTGATTCTCACAGAAACCTCTGTATCAGTCGCAGCAGCCGCTTTCGCAGCAACTTGACCAGTATCCGCAGCGTCAGCAGCGAATGAGAGAGTAAGAGTTCCGTCATTGATAGAGCCCTTTCGCTTGACCACTCTGCGCTCACCAAGCGGCGAGTGGGTGATTAAGTTATAAACTGAGCCGAATGCTGGAATCTCGGTAATTTCGCCAACAGTGGCGTATGTTAGAGCCTCGAAACCTGCTTGATCGTATGTAGCGGGAAGCCCTGAGACGATACCCAGAGTAGTGCCCGCAGATGTTTGAATAGCCATGTTAATTCCTCTTAGTTGCTTGCTGCTTTGATATTCTTAACCAGCAAACGGTTAAAATTCTGCATATTCTTCCGAACCATCCCGCCAGGAGCTTGCTTAGACCAGCCATACTCCAGACGCTCAATATACGGAAGGTTATTTGTTAAATAATAAAGATCACCGACCGCCACGCTTGCCTTTTGGTTGACTTCTGCGATTGCTTTGGCTTCGCCTGATCTCACACTATCTACGGAAACTTCCCCGGTCGCCCCGCGACCAATGGATGCTTGCCAATTGCCTCTAGCACGTCCGGTATCTGCCGGAGTGCCTTTAATTATTGCCGTGCTTACTTCAAGAAGAGTCGCTCGAATTCCCTGGTCGAGAGTTCGGTCGATTTTAGACTCTATCTTTTTCCAGTCAGATTCCCAGCTCATACTATTGCCCGCCACTCGATAGTCACCGGGACAGAATACCAGCCCTCTTCGGTGACACCCTGTGAGACTCTTGCGCTGGTGATTTTAACTTTTACGCTGTTAAAAGTATATTCAGCGCCACGCGG